GAGTTAGTCACGGCGGCAGTGGGCGAAATCCCGGCCCCGCGGGACGGCAAAGACTACGATCCTGCGGCGCTGAAACAGGCGGTGGACGATGCAGTCGCCGCGTTGCCGCCGGCGCAGGACGGACGTGATGCTTTGCAACTGGAAATACAGCCTTTCATTGATGAAGGTAAAAGTTATCCGCGCGGATCTTATGCCACTCACAACGGAGGCCTCTGGCGTGCGTATGAGAAAACCCATGGTATGCGTGGCTGGGAATGCATCGTTGATGGTGTATCAGATGTTGATATCAGCATGAATAGTCAACGCAATTTCACTGTTACGGTCAACCGAGCAAGTGGAACGAGCGATAAAAAAGCTTTCGATATACCGGCTATGGTGTACCGCGGCGTATTCAAATCGGGCGATGAGTACCTGCCTGGCGATACGGTTACATGGGGTGGTTCACTCTGGCACTGTGACGATCAGACGCAGGATAAGCCAGGTGAAACAGGCTCTAAAGGCTGGACTCTGGCCGCCAAGCGCGGACGGGACGGGAGGGATAAAGCGTGATTGAGCTTGTAACTTTACCCCAGGCAAAAGAGCATCTGCGCATTGACGATGACGCAGGTGATGCCGATTTGCTCCTGAAAATTCAGGCCGGTAGTGCTGTGCTGCTTTCCTACATTCAGGGAAGTCGGGACAAGGTGGTTGATGGGGATGGGAACCTGATTCAGGGTGAGCCTTTATTGCGAATGCAGGAATCCCTTCTCAGACTCCTTGGCTATCTCGATCGCAACCGCAACGGCGAAGAGGAAGAAAAACTACAGCAGGGTGAGCTGCCTTTCTCAGTAACGATGCTGATCTACGATTTGCGTCGGCCAACGATTATTTGAGGTGATATATGGCTTGCTCAGGTTGCGCCCGGCGGCGCGAGTGGATAATAAAGTGGACGAAAATAGCCTATGAACGAGCAACAGGTAAACGCGCTGATAGCGGCGCTGAGAGAACAAACCGCAGCACAGAGAGAGCAAACGGCCGCGATAAACCGACTGGCTGAATCAAATACGGCGCTGTGTGACATCATTATCCAGTCTCTGGCCGATGAACCGGAAGAGCCTGCGGAGGCAATCACCTATCTGAGTGGAAAAAGCAGGGGGTAATATGCAGGCTGGAAAACTTCGCCATCGTGTCGTTCCCCAAAAGTTTATTTCGGAGCAAGACCCACAGACCGGCGAAATTGTGAAAAAATGGGTAAATCTGGTTCAATTTACAGATGATAATGGCATTTGGGCTGAAGTTTATCCATCTTCTGCAAGGGAATTTACTGCCGCCCAGGCAACCCAGAACGAGATAACCACCAGGATCACAATCCGTCGGCTCGACGATATTACCCCTAAATGCCGCATCTTATATCGCGGTAAAATATATAACGTTGAGGGCGTACTCCCTGATCCGGTTAGTGGGCTGGAATATTTAACGCTGCCCTGTTCAGAAGGAGTAAACGATGGCTGACGGTGTTGAATATAAGCTGACCGGGGTTGATGAATTACTGGGTAAGCTTGATTCAATCACCGATGATATGAAGCGTAAGGGAGGGCGAGCGGCTTTAAGGAAAGCGGCCAATGTTATTGCTAACAGGGCAAAGGCAAACGCCAGAAGGCTTGATGATCCCGAAACAGGGCGAAGCATAGCTGATAACATCGCAGTACGCTGGAATGGCCGCGAGTTTAAGCGTAACGGCAATCTTGGATTCAGAATCGGTGTTCTGCATGGGGCCGTACTGAAAAGGCATCCTGATAAAGCAAAAAACGCCCCCACCCCTCACTGGCGCCTTCTGGAATTTGGAACGGAAAATATGCGCGCTCAACCAATTATGCGGCCAGCTGCTGAAAACGGTGCCGAGGAGGCTATGAACACGTTCGTTGAGGAATATGGGAAGTCTATCGATCGAGCTATAGCCAGAGCTGCCAAGAAAGGAGGTAGAGGATGATCGCACCTATCTTTAACGTTTGCGCAGCCAGCCAGGAGGTAACCGCGCTAATCGGTTCAAATCCACTCCGACTTTACCCATTCGGTCTGCAAGATGACAATATCGTCTATCCCTATGTCGTCTGGCAAAACGTCAGTGGAGAGCCAGAGAATTACCTGGACAGGCGCCCCGACGCAGATAGCTACACCCTCCAGGTAGACGTCTATTCGGTTACTGCTTTATCGGCACAGGCAGTAGCAATGGCGCTGCGTAATGCCATAGAACCACACGCCTACATCACCCGATGGGGTGCACAGAGCCGTGACCCGGAAACAAAACGCTACCGTTATTCATTCGACGTTGACTGGATAGTTAAACGTTAATCAACAAACCTTCCAAACGCCGGCCCTGAGCCGGTTTTTTATTTTCGGAGATAACTATGTCTGTGTTAACGCAGGGTACCCAGCTGTACGCGCTGATCCGCGGTGTTATTCATGAGATTGAATGCATAACTAATTTTAACCCCGGCGCGAACCCGGCAGATCAAATCGAAGATACCTGCCTGAGTGAACGTAACAGCCGAACGTACAAAAAAGGACTCCGCACCCCTGGCCAGGCGTCGGTAACCATCAATGCCGATCCTGATAACGAATCGCATTACCTGATGTGGCAACTTGCAGAACTGGACGAATACCAGGATGAGCTTATTCAGTGGGCGATTGGCTGGTCTGATGGCGAGTCTATCCCGACACTTTCAACTGGTGAAATGGAACTACCGACAGATCGCACCTGGTATACGTTCCGCGCCTATGTCAGCGATTTCCCGTTCGACTTCCAGGCTAATGCTGTAGTGGCTACCGCGGCCACAATGCAACGCAGCGGTCCCGGACTTTGGGTACGTAAAACGCAAGCTGGTAGTTAATATAAATTGCCCCGGTTCAATCCGGGGTTTTGCTCCACAGAATTTCACTGCGCACTCACCGCGCATTCCAGCCCCGAGACCATTCACAAAAGCGACCTCTGAGAACGCCATCGCAGCATGGTGCGCTCGGGCATGGCCGTTCTGGTGAGACAGAGGTCTCTTTTTTGAAAGGTAATCGCCATGCAATATCCAACGGTAATTAATGGCTTCGATTTTCGCGAGCTAATTTTTCTTTCAGGTACTGACTCTGCGACCGACACCTTCAAAGTCGCAAAGGCGTTTAGGAAAGAACACAAGGATGTGATGAGGAAAACGAGAAAAGTAATCTGCTCATGCTCTCCTGAATTTGCAGAGCGCAATTTTACGCTTTGCCATGAAAACAATGAGTTACAGAATGGAAAGCCCCAACCATTCTATCGCATGACAAGGAATGGCTGGACTATGTTGGTGTTCAGCTTCACCGGTGCCGCCGCATTCGCTTTTAAGGAAGCGTACATCGCGGCATTTGACTGGATGGCTGACATGCTCGCGCAAGGGGCGCGTAATTTAGAGTCGGAACGTAATGCAGTAATGCTGGAGTACATGAAGGAGAAGGATGTCGCCAGTATGTCAGGTCGTTTGTTACGCCGGTGGGGTAAAGAGAAAAAGCCGCATCTACTTTCTCGTATTGAGAACTTGGATAAGCAGGGACAGCTATGTTTGCCGGGATTCGTTAACGCTCGCCCAGAGTAATCACATGAATAAATTGTGCAACCCGCTTAATTGCGGGTTTTTCTTTAACAGGAGATAACATGCAACTTACCCTCGACACGTTAAAAGAAACTGGCGCCTTTACCGGCCGCCCGGTAGAGAAAGAAATAAAATGGAAAGGTCGTGACGGGAAAGAACATATCGCAACCGTTTTTGTGCGTCCTATGGGTTACCACACCACAAAAGCCGATCTGCTGGCTTATAACGGGAAGTCCGATCCAGTTGCCGAGCGCATCGCTGGTAACATTTGCGATGAAGAAGGTAAGCCAATTTTCACGGCGGCTGATATCCTTGGAACTGCATCTGAAGAACGTGGTGCACTGGATGGCCCGATTGTCGTTGCTTTGCTATTGGCTATGCAGGAAGTCAACGAGCTGGGAAAGAATACGAACTCACAGGAGAAGACGAGTTCTGGTGTGAGTTAGTCATGAACGGCATCGGTGGGCGAACGATCGCTGAGGCTCAGGAGCGAATAAGCCTTCGTGAGTTTCAGGTGTGGGTAAAGTACCGCGATAAGTATGGTCCGCTTAACATTATGATGCGTACTGAGTGGGGCGCAGCGTTGGTTGCTTCCGTTCTGGCAAATATCAATAAGTCTACGAACACACCGCCATACAAGATCAGCGACTTTGCCCCGCATATCAATGAATCAGCTGTATCGCTTGAGGACGCGATGAAAACGTGGGAGTGATTGTAGTTTTGGGATTTTAAAAATCCTGCTACCCTTTTGATAACTATTATCACGAGGGAATGATATGAAGAGTTCAGGACAGTTGTTATCGCTGATAGGCGTAGTTCTTGCAGTATATTCATTGTTCTTTATGGATGTGAGTGTTGATGTTGGTGATGGTTCAAGGGTGAATAACCTTGGGCTAATGGCACAACAGCAAAATTATTTATTAATTGCTATTGTGCTTTTTCTTGCTGGTATTTTTATATCTTTTTCAGGGAAAAAACGTTTATTACCAGAAGTAGACTTCACAAAAATAGAATCGTGCTCTGCAAATGATTTTATTTCTTCAAAGGATGGTGAGCCATGCCTAAATATATTGGCTGTAGATAATCTAGCTCTTATGTTTTTGAAAAAACATGGTTCAAGTAGCGTTAATGATATCCTTTTGATGAACATGCCTTTAATCGATAGGTTGGAACGAGATCTCCCGGATTCATTAAGGAAAGATTTTGTATCCACCCTTAAAAGGAGGTTAAAGGATAATTGTTAAAATAAAGCCCGCTTTTAGCGGGTTTTTTCTCTTGGAGAAATTATGGCTGGCAAGTCACTAGGTACTCTTACTATCGACTTGATTGCAAAAGTTGGTGGATTTGTTTCAGGGATGGATAAAGCTGAACGTGCATCAGCCAAGTGGAGTAAGCAGGTACAAAATGATGTGGCAAAATCTAGTGCAGCGCTTACAGGGATAGGGGCTGCTGCTATTGCTGCTGGGCTAGCTGTAGGTGCCTCCGGATTTCAATTGCTTAAATCAACATCAAGGCAAATATCAGAAACTGATCGCTGGGCTAAATCATTACAGCTATCTACTCAAGAGCTTCTCGCTTGGCAGTTTGCCGCTGAAAAGGCTGGTGTATCGGGTGATCAAATGGCTGATATCTTTAAGGATATTGGCGATAAAATTGGCGATGCAGTATTAAATAAATCTGGTGAAGCTGTAGATGCACTTAATGCCCTTGGATTGTCAGCTGAAAAACTATCAAAAGTTAGTCCGGATAAACAATTGCTCGCTATAGGTGAATCCCTAGAGAAAATTAGTACTAATGCCGAGAAAACAACGATTCTTGAAAGTTTGGGTAATGACCTTTCAAAATTGCTTCCTTTGTTTGATAACAATAATAAAAAACTTAAACAGTTTATTGATCTTGCTAAAGATTATGGTGTTGCTCCCGATCCATCCTCTATTGATGATTTAGTGAAGGTAAACCAGCTCTTTGAAGATATGGAGGCTCAAGTCGCTGGGCTCAAAATTGAGATTTCGGCAGGGTTAGCTAAAGTCGATCTAAACCCTTTACAGAGTTCACTTGATAAACTTCACGATGTACTGACTGATCCTGTTGTTCTTCAAGGTATTTCTGATCTTGTATCAGAAGTTGCCAAGCTTGCCGGATGGCTTGTAAAAGCTGCTGCGGGAGCTGGCCAACTTGCCTCTAGCACTGGTAACCGTTTCGCGGCACTTAGCGGTAAAATTGACCTCTCGAATATTGACCAGGTCAATGAACGTATTGCTTATTTGCAAAAAAGCCTTGAGGGAAGAAATGGTTTTTACTCTAAAGGTGAGTCGATGTTTGGTTGGCTTACCGGAGTAGATGACAGCGCAAAAGCTCTTAATGATGAGTTACTTTCTCTTATAGAAACAAGAGATAAACTTTCTAATGCCAGCAGGGTATCTCTACCTCTTCAGGCTGCAACAGTAGGAACTGACAATCCGTTTGCACTACCTGCGGGAAGTACGAATGGTAAGCCTGCTAAAACACCAGTAAATAAACTTGATAATGCTTATAAAGCTGTGGAGCAGAGCTATCTACGTCAGATTGTATTAACCGATCAACTTACTGGTAAAACGAAAGAAGTCACAGAGCTTGAAAAACTGCGATTCGATTTATCTACTGGAAAACTTGTAGGTATTAATAAAGAGCAACAGATTAGGCTGGAAGGGCTTGCATCTGAAATTGATAAATACAATGCCCTGTCAAAATTCCGTGATTTACAGGATGAGTTATTAACACCTGAAGAAAAGCTCCTTAAAACCACGAAAGAACGCTTTAAAGTCCTGAAAGATATTCAGGGATTGCCCGGAGTCAGCAAGGAAGAAGTAAAAAAAGCAACCAAAGCTATCACCGAAGATTCATTTGCCGATATGCCTAACTTTAGTGGTATAGACCCCATGTTTGGTGGGCAACTCGGTGAGCTAAGAAAAGTCGATGATGCGCAGAAAGAGCAGGAAAAGTGGTATCAGAACCAACTTGATTTGCTTGAACAGAACCGACAGGCACGCTCTGACCTTAATGAAGAATGGGACGCCAGAGAACTTGAGTTAAAGAAAAAACACCAGGATGAAATGAACAGGCTCGACGATGCCCGTAATCAACTGATGTTAAGTAGTGTTGTTGATGGTCTGGGATCAATGGTTGATATGACTCGTACTGCTTTTGGGGAGCAATCAGGCATATATAAAGCAGCATTTGCTGTTCAAAAAGCTGCAGCTATAGCTCAATCAATTATTGCTATTCAGCAAGGGATCGCTATGGCGGCCGCAAATCCATTTCCCTACAACCTTGCAGCTATGGCTAGTGTTGCAGCCTCAACAGCGAGTATCGTATCCAACATTTCTGCTGTGGGGATGGCCCACGATGGGCTTGATAGTGTCCCAGAGACGGGTACATGGCTCCTGCAAAAAGGCGAGCGAGTTACTACTGCTAAAACCAGCGCAAAGCTGGATGCCACTCTGGATAGGGTCGCGACTCAGTCAACCGGTGGTGCTATCTATGCTCCAAGTCTTAGTTTTAATGTCAATGGTGATCCCTCTGATGTGCAAATTGCCATGATGAAGAAAGCTGCTTCGGATGGTGCTCAGATGGGATATCAAAGAGCAGTTCAGTCTGTAGCCAGCGGGCAAGGTGATTTGCATAAGGCTCTGATGGGCAAAACAAATGCGGGCAGGAAATTACGCTGATGGCAATCTCAACCGATATTAACTACCCGGCGGAATATCTTCCGTGTCCATTAAAAGAAAACTTTGGTCTTAAACCAACATCACCACTGAAAAGTAGCACGATGGTTACCGGCCGCCGAAGACAGCGGCGGGCTTATACGTCTGTTCCTTCTCAGACACCAGTCGCCTGGATATTTACTGATGGTCAGGCTCAACTTTTTGAAGCCTGGGTAAGGGATATCACTATGGATGGGGCGAACTGGTTCAATATGCCGTTATTAACGCCCCTGGGTCAGCAGGATTATGTTTGTCGATTTACTGATGATTTCTACGAGGGACCTACTCCCGAAGGGGGGAAATACTGGCGGTATACTGCGACACTTGAGCTTTGGGAAAGGCCAATTCTTCCTCCCGGCTGGGCGGAGTTCCCTGATTTTATAGTGAACAGCGACATTCTTGATCTGGCAGTTAACAGGGAGTGGCCTGAAGCATGACGATACTCAATCGCCTCTATGCCAGCAGCGGGCCGGAGGTCATCATTGAAACGCTGCAGATTAATATCGGTGATGCGGTTCATTACCTGTGCAAAGGCTATGAAGACATTACAGCCACCACCGAGAATGGCGATACCGTAACGTTTATTGCCTGTGCGATGGATATTGCATTACCAGCCCGTAACGCTGATGGCACACAGGATTTGAAGTTTGCCCTTTGCAATATTGATGGGGTTGTTTCGACAGCTATTCGTAACGCTATCAATGACCGTAACCCGGCATCGCTGACGTATCGTAGTTTTATCTCAACGGATTTAACGGCACCGGCTGCTGTGCCCTATACCCTGGCGATTAAGTCCGGATACTGGACAGCTACCGAGGTGCAGATTACCGCCGGTTACATGAATGTCCTCGACACGGCCTGGCCGCGATATCGCTATACGCTCCCATCATTCCCCGGTCTGCGTTACATCAGCTAAGGAATCCCAATGTTTAACCCTGATAAATACCTTTCGGTCACCTGGCTGAAAGGCGGCAGAGTGTATCCGCAGCTCGACTGCTTCGGCATTGTGAATGAAATCCGTGCGGACCTTGGACTACCTCTCTGGCCTGAGTTCGCCGGGGTGACCAAAGACGGCGGCGGGCTCGACCGAGAGGCACGCCGGATGATGCTTTCTCTGAAACGTTGCGACCCCTGCGAAGGTGCCGGGGTGGCCTGTTATTCCGGCTCAACCGTCACCCATGTCGGTATTGTCGTCAGTATCGGTGGCTTGCTGCACGTGGCGGAATGCAATCCGGGAACAAACGTCACCTTTCTGCCTTTGCCGCGGTTTAAGCGGCGCTTTGTCAAGGTGGAGTTCTGGCAATGACTATTCGAATTTATCCTTCTCGGATGCTTGGCGAACCACTTGAGACGCACGAGCATGGCGTTACCAGTATTCGCAGCTGGCTGGCGGCGAATGTTGAAGGTTACGAGGATCGGGATGTGCCGCCGGTAACCATTGAAGTAGACGGTAAATCTATTCCACCAGGCGATTGGGGTAGTTGCGTGATCCACCCTGAATGTGATGTCCGGCTTTATCCGGTGCCCTTCGGACTGGAGGCCGCCACCATCGCGTGGATTGCTGTAGGTGTTTCTGTCGCAGCTGCCGCTTACTCTCTGTTCATGATGGGGAATATTGATGCCGGTGGCTACTCTTCATCAACAGGGCGTAGTCTGGACCTTAACCCCGCGAAAGCGAACAGTGCAAAACTGGGCGATCCCATCCGTGAAGTTTTTGGCCGCCGCCGCATTTATCCCGATTATGTTGTCCAGCCAGTCACCCGCTATGATCCCGCGGACCCGACCATCATGCATGTTCATATGCTTGTCTGTCTGGGGGCGGGTTATTTTGATTATTCTGAGGGTGATATCAGGGTCGGGGATACACCAAAAACGTCTTTGCCGGGATTCAGTCATACAAACTATCCACCCGGAGCCGATGTTTCCGGCGATGAGCGTAGCGAAAACTGGTTCAACTCGACTGAGGTTGGGGGGACATCCTCCGGCACCGGGCTTGATATGGCGCAGACCTCACCAGATTCAGACGATATTATCGCGGACAGCATGACGGTATCCGGTGCATCCGTAACGTTTACCGGACTTGATACGGATGACGACGATGATGAAGATGAGGACGATAACGCGCTGCCTGAAAGCTGGGTGGAAGGTACTATTGTGGAGATTAAAGCCCCCACCAACTTCCTTATCTCCACCTCGTCAGGTTACAGCATATTTGCAAGCAAGCTCCTGACTGAAATCGCGCCGGCAGTAGGAATGCCGGTGACGTTGAGTTTTAACAGTGTCGATTACGACCTCTTCATCGCAGCATACACGCCGGGGCAGGATGCCGTAGCGGGTGAGGGGGGGAGTGCAGCTAAAATTCAGGCCAGCGCAGCGCCGACGACTTACGATTACTCTCTGGGCAGCACAACCTTTACGGTGACCTGGCACGGAACAACCTATACCGTCTCTCTGGTCGCCGATTATGTCAACATGTCCGGCCTTCTGGCAGCAATTACTGAGGGGCTGACCGGGTCCGGCCTGGTGGCGCAGGATAATGGCGGAACGGTACTGATCACTGAAGAGGCGAGCCCGTTTGCGGGCGGAGAAATCACTTCATCCTCGCTCCCGGTAGCGGTTTTTGGCGATGCGCCTGTTTATACCGCCGGCAGTGAATCAACCGGCGGTAGCGCAGCTATCACCGCAAACGTCACATTAGCGTATAACAGCGCGACAGGTACGCCTTTTTCGGGGATGCCGGAAGGTACCCAGCGTCTTTCTCTCTCTCATCGGGGTAATGAGTACCAGATAATTACAACTGATGGCACAACGGCTACCGTTGCACGTCTGGTTAATGGTGCGGTTGATGCCTCCTGGCCGGGTTTTTCAGCGCGTACGATGATTGACTATGAATCCACCGGGCTGAATGACAGTGATACCTGGATGGGTCCCTTCCTGGCGAGCCCTGATAATGAAACAGTGGATATGTTTGAGGTGAATTTTTCATTCCCCAGCGGTATCTGCGGCTTCGATAACAAAGGCAAGAAACGCATCCGGCATGTTGAGTGGGAAATCCAGTATCGGGTTTATGGTTCAGGTGCAGGCTGGATCAGCAAAACAGGTGAGTATGCGTTAAAGAACGTAAACGGCCTCGGGTTCACTGAGCGGATTGTGCTGGACTCACCGGGTCTTGTCGAGGTGCGTTGCCGCCGCCGGAATGAGCAGGGGAGTAATAACGCGCGCGACAACATGTACTGGCAGGCTCTTCGCGGGCGACTGCTGACACGTCCATCATCCTACGCCGGAGTGACTCTTATGGGCGTGACTGTGGAAACCGGCGGGAAACTTGCTGCACAGTCTGATCGCCGGGTTAACGTTGTGGCCACGCGTGTATATGACTCAGGCGTGGCCCGGTCAATTTCGGGGGCATTAATGCATGTGGGCAATTCTCTCGGCCTTCAGATGGATACGGAAGCCATTAGCGTGCTGGAATCGACATACTGGACGCCTGATGGTGAGTATTTCGACTTTGCTACCGGAGACAGTATTTCGGCGCTGGAAATGCTGCAGAAGATAACGAATGCCGGGAAATCCTATTTTCTGCTGAGTGACGGAATGGCGTCCGTCGGGCGGGAGGGGGTCAAGCCCTGGACAGGAATAATCACTCCACACGAGATGACTGAGGAACTGCAGACGGGCTTCACCGCGCCGTCCGATGATGATTATGATGGCGTTGATGTGACCTATATCAACGGGGCCACATGGGCGGAGGAAACCGTACAATGCAGGACCAGCGATAATCCTACACCGGTTAAAATTGAGGATTATCAGCTTGATGGTGTACTTAGCCGGGATCGCGCGTATCAGATTGGTATGCGTCGCCTGATGAAGTACCTTCAGCAGCGGGAAACCTACCAGACCACTACCGAACTGGATGCGCTGTGCTACAACGTTGGCGATCGCATTGTTCTGACAGATGACATACCGGATTCAGCGACGACAGTCAGTTGTCTCGTTGAATCCTTATCAACTGTCAATGGCGTGACGACGATGACGGTATCCGAGCCCCTGAACTGGACGTATCCGAATCCCAGAGCATTAATCCGCTATCAGGATGGTTCGGCCTCAGCGTTGATGGTCGCGACGAAGGTGGGAGACTATCAGCTGTCAGTGCCTTATCTCAGTCAGTTCGACGAGATAGATTTTTCCACGGCATCCATTGAACCGGTCAGGCTGGTTTTTTGCGATTCTTCCCGCGTGGGTTACAACGCGATAGTGTCGGAAATAGCTCCGCAATCTGACGGGACGTGTCAGGTTACCGCCAAAGAGTACCGCGCGTCATTCTACGACTACGACAACGCCAGCTACCCCGGCGACGTTGCATAAAACTGAAACATCTCTCAACAACCCGCTTCGGCGGGTTTTTTGTTATAGGGCGACTATGAGCACATATAAAACCGGCAACCCGTTGGGTTCGGCGGCTGTAAAGGATTTATTTGATAACGCCGAGAACCTCGACTTTGCACTTAACAGCCTGACCGCCTTAATCTGGACCGACCGTCTGGGCAAAACGCGTCGCTCGTTCTTCGGAATGGAGTCGGCATTTGTCACGCAGCTCACCAGCCAGGAAAGTCGGTTCAATACCTTCATCCAAAGTTCGGGCTATCAGATTGTCGGTGATTACACTACCGGCCCGTTGACGCTCACCGAGTATAACCAGCTCATTCGCTATAACAACGAGTTGTATAAACTCACCGCAGCGACAGATATCCCGTTTACCACGGCTGGTAATACTGACGAAACATGGACCGGTACCGACGCTGCGCATTTTGTATCTGTCGGTGATGCAGCGCTTCGCCAAAACCTGGGTTCAGACGAAG